ACGAGCAATACGTATCAGATTTTTACAAAGACATGGCAGGGGGTTGTTAATAAACAAAATCTATCATGTTTAGTAGTTTTAATAAATAAAATTTATTGGTCTGCTAAATATGATACAACTTAAACATGATTTTATCTAAATAATTACAAAAGGTTTTGACAACATGGAAGAATCACTTGAACAAGAAACACTATCATCATTCGATTGTGTATTGGCTGAGATGACTGATGAGGATTTAGAAAAGTTTATTGAAAAGTTTTATAAAGGAGATAACTCACATGACACTACAATTACAAAAACAATAAATATTAAAAATAATTAAAACATATGTACGGTTTTTTTCAAAAATGGTGTATAGTATAGTACCTAGTGGGAATTTTAGGAGGTATTATGAATAATGAAGAAAGAATAATTATTGAAAATGCAATGAATAAAGTACTCAAGGGTTCTAAGTTGTCATGGATTATTAATTCAGATATATTATTAACCCTTGAAGATTTACAACAAGAACTTTGGTTGAAGTACCTAACAGATTACAGTTACGGTGTCTTTTCAGAACAATATCTTGTTACTTTCTTTTCATCAAGATTGAAGAATATAAAAAGAGATTACGATAGAGCAGGTAACTTTGAAAGAGGTGAACTAAATGATTCATTTGTTTTTGAGGATTCTTCTAGTTTAAGAGCCTCTCTCATAGAGGCTTTTAATACATTAGAGGATACTATATCTAAAAAGGATATGGATTTTTTGTTCTCTTACTATGTATATGGAGAGACCTTTGAAGACATCGCTAGAAACAACGGATATAGTAACGAAAGCGGTGTTAGGCGTTACCATAAGAGATTACTGGCTAGAGTTAAACCAGACCTAGTTGAATTACTCAGTCAAGTTAAACCAAAAGGAGTTGTTATGTGTTAACAGATAAACAAATAGAGGAGTTATACATAAATACTATCATCATTGATTGTGATGAAATGAGTAGCCCTCTTGCTGAATCTTGGGACGAATCCTTTTGGGACGAACGGGAGGATAACATCTCAAGAGAAGAGTGGCTAGATGTTTTAGAGATACATAAACGTAAACGTAGAGAGTTCATAGACTCATTAACAGAAGAAAGGAAGTAAAATGGCAGTTATTTTAAAAGACAAAGGCAAGAGTTTTGAAACCCTGTATATCAAAGGGGCTAAAGTATTTTGGGCTAACTTAAACAGCCCTACTAGGGGTTATGATGGATTTAATGAATATCAAGTAACGGTCTTTGTAAACAAAGAGGATGCTGAGAAGCTTGAGATTGGTGTCGGCTTAAACAAAGAACTTAACGAGGTAGGTGTAACCAAGATAAAGAAAGGAAAGAATCGAGGAAACATTAAATACCCCCAAGACAAATACCCAGGAACAGAGGGTATGTTTGGTTTAGCAGTATCAATGCCAGAGGTTTCTAAATCAGGAAGATTAAATAAAGTTATTGTTGTAGATTCAGACAAAGAACTCTTTACTGGAGATATTGGTAATGGTTCAGTGGCAAGTCTAAAACTATCTGGGTATCGTAACAAAGATGATGCTTTGTGTTTGACATCTATTCAAATGGTGATGATTGAGGAACTTGTAGAGTATACTGGAGGAGGAAGTTCAATCTATGATGAAGAGCTTGGTATCTCTATTGATACTTCAAAAGTAGGAGATGAATTTGAAGACCCAGATAGTGCTTTTGAAGACGATAATGCGGACGTTTTTAGCTAATTTGATGGTGCGACCTTGAAGGAGGTGGTAATATCTCCACCTTAGTATGTGGCTAAACTACTAAGACCTCTCTATAGTTTAACAGGATAAAACAACTGCCTCCTAAGCGGTAGCTCTAGGTTCGATTCCTAGTGGGGAGACCAAACAACGCAAACGAATTGGAGGGTGATTTATGAAACTTACAGATAAACTAGAGGTTTATACATGAATAAACAAATCACAGATGGACAGTTATACGATATAGCTAACTTAGGGCATTACTTTATTGAAGCTTGTAATGATTGTGACGTATACCTACCTCCTGATGAATCAGAAGTTTGGATAAACGCAGACAGGTTGCTTTATGAAAGAGACAAAACAGAGAGTGCGTTAAGAAAAGCTTTAGAGGATTTAATAAATGGGTAAACAACAAATTAAAATAGAGTTAATTGACCACATGGGAACTGACCTAAGCACAGTAAATAGTGCTAGGGTTAGTTTTGATAAGGAGAGCGAGTTTGATGCAGATGCAGAAGAATATGGTGTTCTAAAAGAAAGTGATGAGAAGCTTATTAAGTATCTAGCTAAACATAAACACATGACACCATTCAGACATAATCAAATTCAGATTAGATGCCATGCTCCTATCTTTATTGCTAGACAGCTAGGTAAGCACCAGGCAGGGCTAAGTTGGAATGAGGTGAGTCGTAGGTATGTTGACAGTAGACCTGAATTCTTTATGCCTGATGAGTGGCGTGGGAGACCTGATGGGAGTATTAAGCAAGGTTCTGGTGGGGTTGTTGAACTACAAACACATAGGTTTAATGATACAGAGCTTAGAGACGACCATTATGAGTTTGCAGTGTTTTGTTGTGAGATAGCTTATCAAGATATGTTAGAACAAGGTGTAGCACCAGAAATGGCTCGAATGGTCTTACCACAGTCTATGATGACTAGCTGGTACTGGACAGGCAACCTAATCTCATTTGCTCACGTATACAAAGAACGTAAAGCAGAGGGGGCACAGTTGGAAGCACAATGGTTTGCTGAAGAACTGGACAGTGTGATTAGACCACTCTTCCCTGTGTCATGGTCTGCACTGATAGATTAAGGAATAAATATGGGAGTATGTATAGGTCACGAACCCTGCCCAAAATGTGGTAGCAGGGACAACCTAGCCAGGTATGAAGATGGGAGTGCACATTGCTTCTCTCAAGATTGTACCTATTTTGAAAAGGCTAATAATGATGGAGGAAATCATTTTGTGAGTAATACAAGGAAAGAAATAACAAAGATACAGTATGATGGTGAGTATCTACAACTAGGTTCTAGGGGAATCAACCTAGACCAAGTAAAGAAGTATGGGGTAAGAACAAGGGCTGGCGGTACTGTACTGTTCCCATACAGGGACTCTTCTGGGGACATCGTAGCCACTAAACTACGTAGCCCAAAGAAACAATTCATGTATACAGGTGATAAACACAAGTTAGAACTTTTCGGGCAATCTGCTTTCGGTACAGGTGGTAAATACCTAACGATAACAGAGGGGGAGTTTGATGCTATGGCTGCAAGACAGATGCTAGGGGATTACCCTGTTGTATCTATCCATTCATCTACCTCTGCAAAAAGAGATATTAAGAACAACATTGATTGGATTGAATCATATGAGAAGATTGTCTTATGTTTAGATAATGATGAAGCAGGAAGGAAGGCAACGCAAGAGATTGCTGAGCTGTTAACACCTAATAAAGTGCTTGTTGCCTCAATGACAGACTTCAAAGATGCTAATGAGTATCTACAAGCAGGTGCTTCCAAGAAGTTCAACACATCTTGGTGGGAAGCTAAGAAATATAGCCCAGTAGATGTAGTCTCTTTTGACGATGCTTGGTCTCAATACATTGAGTCAACACATGCTAAGATTCTACCATTACCTAAATCATGTGGTACTTTGAATGAATTACTTGGTGGAGGCATTGCCTCTGGTGAGATAACAGTGGTTGGTGCTAACACATCCATAGGTAAGACATCTTTCATAAACGATACAATCTTCTCTATGCTAAATGAGAGTAGTGTTAGTGTAGGTTATCTTGGGTTTGAGACAACGGTGGCAGAGGTTGTTAAATCAATGATTAGGTTACAAGAGAGTGATGCACTCTTCTCAGAAGAGCAAGGCAAGAAAGCTTTTGATAACATCAGTTGGAAGGAGAGGTTACACATACTGAACCACCTTGGTTCTTTAGAGCTATCTGAGATGATTCAGAAAGTACGTAACATGATCGCTGCTTTTGATTTAGATGTTTACCTCATTGACCCTATTCAGTTAGGCCTTCAAGACCTCAGCAATGACTCAGTTAAAGAGTTTATGGATAGTATTTTAAAGGTGGCTAAACAAACAGATTGTTCTTTCATTCTGGTCTCTCATACAAGGAAACCTGGGGACGATAAACCACACAGTGTAACTGAGTATGACCTACTAGGAAGTTCTGCAATAAATCAAGTAGCTTTTAACACAATACTTCTTAGTCGTGATAAGATGTCAGAAGATGAAGATGAAAGAAATACAACACACTTGAAGTTAGTTAAGTGCAGACGTACTGGTAATACAGGTCAAGCAGGTTATCTGAGGTTCGATAAGGACACATTCCATTTCAAAGAAGTCTTTAAGGATACATTGACAGAGGAGGACGAATGGGGAGAAGATTAATATATGATTTAGAATCTAACGGACTCCTTGAAGAGGTTACCCGTATTTGGTGTATAGGTACATTAGATATTGACACTGGAGAGGAGAGATTATTTACACCATTGGAAATTGAAGAGGGTTTGCAGTACCTCCAAGATGCTTCTCTACTGATAGCTCACAACGGAATACGTTATGACAATGAAGTATTTAAGAAGCTCCACAATGTAGACATGGCAGGTAAAACCCTAGACACCTTAATCATGTCTAAGATTCACTCACCATTCCTTACAGGAATTAAGGGGGTAACAAACAAACCTTACTCTTTACAGGCCTTTGGACATATGTTCAAGTTCCCTAAAGGAGACCATACAGATTGGTCGCAATACACACCAGAGATGGGGGAATATTGTTTGCAAGACTGCAGGGTAACCTTAAAAATATGGGAATGGTTACTTAAGGAAGGGTACGAATGGGACTCCCCCTGGAATCGTATTGAACATGACTTTGCAGCATTACAACAAAAAGCTGTTAACAAAGGTGTCTGGTTCGATGAAAATCTACAACGTAAGACCCTGTTTGAGATTAAAGATAGGATGGAAACCATACAGGATTCTGTTTCAGATATCTTAGGGTATGCTTATGAACCTTTTGATTATAACCTCAAAGCAGAGACAACAAAAGGAAACCCAACACATAGAACACTAGAGGAGAGGTTAACACACCATGCTCTTAAGAAGCTTGCTCAAGCTAAGTTAGAGTTCCCTTGGTATGATAAAGAACCTATTTACAATAAGTCTAAGACTAAGGTAAGGGTCAAGTATCCTGTCAAGATAACATTAGATACAAAGAAGTTTTTAATCCAGAAGTTACAACAACTAGGGTGGTGTCCAGAGTTCTACACAGACCCATCAGATACCCACCCAGAGGGACAACCACAACTGGTACGTGATGGGGAGGTTGACCCAAACCTAGCCAAGATGTCTGACGAGTACAAAGAATTCTCTGAGTATTTCATGTTAAAACATAGGTATGGTTTGATTAATGGGTTCACTAAGTATGTAAGAGATGGTAGGATTCCTTCTGATGGTGATACTGTAGGTGCTGTTACAGGTCGTGTAACTCACAGGGGCATAGCAAACTTTCCTGCTGTTAGAACACCTTATGGTGAAGTAATCAGAGCCATGTTTGGCGTTGAGCCTAAGAAAAACAAAGTGTTCATGGGGAGTGACTTAGCTGGGATTGAAGCAAGACTTCTAGCCCATTACATGAATGACTCAGACTTTACAGAGGAGGTGTTGAATGGGGATATACACTCAAAGAACCAACAAGCAGCAGGACTTCCTACAAGAGATGATGCAAAGACGTTCTTTTATGCCTTCATGTATGGTGCAGGAGATGGTAAAATCGGGAGCATTATTAATGGAAGTTCAAAGGATGGGAAAAGAATCAAAAGTGAGTTTCTATCCAATCTCCCATCTCTTGCTAACGTCATCAATGAAAAACAAAAAGAAGGGGAGCAAGGCTTCATCACAGCCATAGGGGGAAGACCTATCAAGTTGACATACTCTAAAGGTTATGATGGTGAGATGGGGTACGATACACGAAAGGCACTTAACAGCCTCTTACAAGGTTCTGGTGCAATCTACTTTAAGAAGTGGGCATTAGAAGTGGATAAGAGGTTAAAGGGAGATGATACAATCGTCATACTTTATCACGATGAAGTGCAAATTGATAACAGCAAAGATACTGTGGAGTACACCAAGCAGGCTCTTGAAGATGCAGTTCTAGCAACTGATGCTTTCTTTCAAGTAAACTGTCCCAATGCTATTGAAACTAAAACAGGTGCTAATTGGAAGGAGACACACTAATGTTTATAAAGATATACGATACGTTAATCAACTGTGATTACATAGTAAGGGTTAACCCCATTGCAACAATCTACAAAGATGGAGAAGAGGCATATGCTCTAGTAACAGAGGTGGTAATAGGGGGGCGTATTGAAGGTAGACAATACACCTTTGAAGACAAGACAGAAGCAGAAGAGATTCTTGCAAAGATTGAGGAGTCTTTATTATGAAAGATTTGAAAGGGAAAGCTTGGTTAGGTATCATTGATGCTGACAGTATCTTGTATAGGGTCGCAGCAGCATGTGAAGATGAAGACATAGAGAAAGCAAAGGACTCCTTGCGAGGATTTATATACAGTAGTGTATATGCTCCCACCCTCTGCCAACAATACGTGTTCTGCTTATCAGGAGGGGAGTCAGGACGAAAGGAGGTGGCTGTCACGAAGCCCTACAAGGGGCAGAGGAGTAAGGACAAGCCGAGACATTTAAAACCTCTTAGAGAGTACCTCACGGAGGAATACAAGGCATTCGTGGTAGATAACCTAGAGGCAGATGATGTTGTTATAGCAATCTATGAGAAGTATAGAGGGTATTCTTTGCTAATGGGTATTGATAAAGATGCCAAACAACTAGCAGGGGCACATTACAATTATGTAAAACAGACCTTTGACCTAATCTCTGACAGGGACTCTCAAAGATACTTCTTCACTCAGATGTTGACAGGAGATAATGTAGACAATATCCCAGGAGTTCCTAGGGTTGGAGCTAAAGGTGCAGAGAAACTCTTTGCAGAGAATCCAGACACACCCCCAGCTAAGTTAGTTTGGGACTTATATAAAGAGAAAGGTCTTGACTGGGATTATTATCAAGAACAATATTACCTACTGAGAATGAAAAGGGACATCATATACCCATTCGAGGAACATTTCGTAGACCTAAAACCACAACCTGCAGAGCTTTTAGCAGAATTACTTGATGAGGAGTTTTAATGAAGATACTAGGAATTGACCAATCACTGACATCAACAGGCTGGTGTCTCTTAGAAGATGGTGAACTATCTGAGTATGGGCTTATTGGCTCAGACAAGAATGCTAATAAATTCTATAGAATGAAGAGAGTAGCCTATGAGCTTTGGGCTAAAGCTTTAACAAAGAGGGCAGATATCATCTCCCTTGAAGGATTACCTTTTGGGAATCTTCCAGGGAATGTTGGTAAGGATTTAGCTGGATTGCAAGCAGCTATTGTTATCGAATTACAAGAAGATAGGCATGCACTTGACGAGAACCTCTTTCTAGTTCCTCCAACAACAATTAAGAAGTTCGCAACAGGTAGTGGTAAGGCAAAGAAGGAAGACATGTTTGAAGCTCTTCCAGACATAATTAAAGCCAAGTTTAGCAGTACACCAAAGAGTCGTGGCAGGTATGACATCACAGATGCATATTGGTTAGCTAAGTATATAGAAGAAGGTAAGAAGAAATGGGTAAACAACCTAAGATTTTAATATTGGACGTGGAAACTGCTCCAATCCTAGCAGCAGTCTGGAAGTTGTGGGATAACAGTGTAGGGTTAAATATGATTCAAGAGGACTGGTTCATTATGTCCTTTGCAGCTAAGTGGATGGGGTCTGATGACGTTATCTATAGGGACTGTAGGAAATCCTATGAAGATGACAGACAACTCCTTGTGGAACTCCATATGCTACTCTCAGAGGCAGACTTCGTGGTAGCACACAACGGTGATAAGTTCGACATCAAGAAGATTAACGCTAGGTTGATTATGAATGGCTTCCCTCCACCTGCCCCTTATAAGACAATCGACACATTAAAGATTGCTAAGAAGCATTTTGCTTTCACAAGCAACAAGCTAGAGTACCTGACAGGGGAACTTTGTGAGGATAAGAAGTTATCACATAGTAAGTTCCCAGGTTATAACCTATGGCGAGAATGCCTTCTAGGGAACAAAGAAGCTTGGGAAGAAATGAAAGAGTATAACATCATGGACGTTATCTCACTTGAAGAGCTTTACATTAAACTAAGACCTTGGTATAGTGTTCACCCATTAGTGTTCACTCCAGAAGAACCAGAAGATTATATCTGCCCTAAATGTGGTGGAACTCATGTACAAAAGAGAGGAAGTTATGTGTCAAAAACAGGAATCAAGTATCAACGTTTCCAGTGTCAAAGCTGTTTCGGATGGGGCAAGGGTAGGTATGCACAAGGGGACAGAGAACAGAAAGAACTCATGCCAACGTCATTGTAAGGATTGTAAGAATGCTATCATCAAAGAAAGAACGTACTACAGAGACTACCCAATCAGTTGGATACAGTGAACGTAAACAGGTTGGTGGCTCTCACTACCAACTACCAATTCAGCCAGTAGATTACATCGTAAAGAACAATATCCCTTACTTAGAAGGGAATGTTATCAAGTATGTAACAAGACATAGAAACAAGAATGGTGTAGACGATATAGATAAAGCTATTCACTATTTAGAAATAATTAAGGAGATGTATTATGAACACTAACACTTACGAAGCTGCTGTACAGAGGACAGTTAAGTCATGTAGTACAAAAGAAGTTGATGGACAAGCTTTAGACTTGCTGCATTGGACTCTAGGGTTATCTGGTGAAGTTGGTGAGGTCGTGGATACTGTTAAGAAGTACCAGTTTTATGACCAACCTTTGGATATTAAGAACCTAGTTGAAGAGTTAGGTGATATACAATTCTATGTAGCTGCAATGTGCGATACCCTTGGGGTTACGTTGGATTATGCCATGGCTGTTAACGAGGATAAACTCAGGAAGAGGTATCCTTCTGGTTATTCCAATGAGGCTGCTAAGGCTAGAGCTGATAAACTCAGAGATGTTGACATTGATTGGGAATGGATTGATGAAGGAGGTAGGCCATGAACGTAATAGAATTATTCTTGTTAATAGACACAGGGCTGTTACTAGCTGTTACTTGGAAACTATACACAGCAGACATTATGTTTGTTGAATTTATTGAGGAGAAAGAATGATTAAGATTGATGTACACAAAGACTTGCTGATGTCAGAACAAGCAAGGGAGCTAGTAACTAAGTATTATACCACACCAGAAGAGACATCTGCACAGGAGGCTTTTGCAAGGGCAGCACAAGCTTTTTCAGCAGGGGACGATGAACTAGCACAACGTATCTATGACTATGCTAGTAATGGTTGGTTCATGTACTCTTCACCTGTACTATCCAATGCACCTGACAAAGATGGTAAGGGTAACAAGGGGTTACCTATTAGTTGCTTCT